AGTAGCAAGAAACATAGACATTAGCGGAATTACTACTGGGACTGCTATGAAATACAAATTAACTAGTCATAACCAGAGTGCTGGAAGTAAAGAGACTAGGATACATGCAACCTCATTAGCTTGGGCTTAAAACATGAGACTGATTATATACATTTTAATTACGCTTGGTATCCTGTATGGTTTATCTGTAACACTACCTCCATCAGTTCCGCATCATGGGAATGGTACTAACTTAGAACGATAAAGGTGACAACGCTAATGGACAATGACTTAATAAATCTTAAGGAACATATTACAGATAAGTTTAAGTCGCATGAGGACTTAGAAGCAGTAAGACACCAGAGGATCAATGAGCTACTAGAGCATTACAATAAAGAAATAGAAGACAACGAAGGAACTATTCGCAGGATACACTTAAGGGTAGATAGAATAGAGACTAAAATTAAAACAGTACAAGGTATAGGTACTGCTGTCGCTACTGCGCTAGGAGCGTGTGCTGCATGGCTGGGAATTAACAAGGCATGACACAGAAAATTAATAAGATACCCCTCTATGCAACCAAGAGCAAGCTTGTAGAGGTCTACTGGATGGATGCACAGGCAGAGGAGGAGTGGGAGTATCTCTCTGGTTTGGATAAGGATGGTATGAAAGACCCTATGTATATCAAGACAGTAGGATACAGATTAGATAAGACAGAGGATGAACTTATAATCTGTAGGAGTTTATCAGCAGATGAAGGGCTAGAAGGAAGATTCCATATACCTCTTAACTGCATACTGCAAATCAAAAATGTTAAATAGATATGTGGCTTCTACTAATCATTATACTAAGCAACGCACCTGTCTCTATTGTAGAGTCGAAAGTCATAGGGATCTACTATAGTCCAAAGGAATGTAATGAGCAAATGGAAGAGGTCTTTGAATCTAACCTACCGATGAATGTTAATGTTGGTTGTGTACAATTAAAAGGAGTGAGACAAGCAAATGGCTAGAGACTATGCAAAGGAGTATAGAGAGTACCATAGTAAACCTGCCCAAATTAAACGTAGGTCTGCTAGGAATACTGCTAGAAAGAAAGTACTAGGAGGGCGTAAGAGTAGCCTAGATGTAGATCATAAGGATCGCAATCCTAGAAATAATAGTCGAAGTAATTTGAGGCTTGTGAATAAGAGCCAGAATAGAGGCAGAAATAAATAAAAGAATAGGGTAGGCAAGCCTGTACTTCAATCTCTCAAAATACAGGCTCTCAGTTCTTTAGATGGGCATCCAAGAGGTAGGTCGTAAGTCTTTTTGCGGTATCTGAAAAGCTTTCGGTCTTTCTGGGTGACCAAAATCAGATAAGTATTTATTAGATTTAGCATTCACACCTTCTATCCAACCATGTATAGTAGCTTTGTACTGAGCTGATTGATTAATTTTCTCCACCTCTACCAAAGCATACCTATGCCCAGTGGCATCAGAAGGTCTAACAATCAAGTCTCTGTTTTTGTTACTGCCTACTGTGCGAATCTGCCATACTCTTCCTATGTCCGCTTCTTTAAACGTGTTCACAGTCATTGGAAAGTACTTATCAACCGCCTTCGCAAACGCTAGTTCTCCTAACATACCATACAAATTGTCCTGCATATCTCTACCTTTGTAACCATACTTGTGTTCCAATCCTTTCCTTAGTGATTCTGTATGACGTAAACCTACTAGGTGAATAGCAGCAGATACTTCATACCATGTTAATGTCACACTTGATGGATAAGAATGTTCACTCATAGGATCACCTCCTTTCATCGTACTAGGATTAATAATCAGTCGCATCGTAATACCCATCAGGCTTTTTAGCTTTGTTTCTTATCCTGTTTTCCTCATAAGCTTTGTTTCTTTTAATACTAGGAGACTCTCCTTGACAACAATCACCGTCATTCAAACGCCCACATTGCAAGCATTGGCTATGACCATGCACCCACACCTCTTCCTTTGAACCACACTGACATCTCATATCTTATTTCTCCATGTATATGTCCATCCTACCACCCGATAATGTATCGTAGTGACTACCGTCTTTCATTCGCATTAGATCCGTCAAAAATTTGACACATATAGTTACTGTATGGTCAGCCTTTTTACCTACGCCCTTATTGGTTGCTTCTAATTGCCATAACATATAGCCTAATGGTACTACAACCTCCCAATATTTCCAATGGCTTTGTCTATAGATTAATACAGGGACAGGATTCAATGCGTGTTCATCGTCATTTGCTTGACGCAATGCTTGAGTCCACCATTCGGCAACATTAGATTGGGTTACTTTTCTGTATAGTTTTACCTCAACGAAGTAAGTAAAGGCTCCTATAGTTATCTTGATGTCACAACCACCATCTCTAGACGCACCTAATTCTCTAGTGATGGGTTCACCTAAATACTTAGAGAGTATATTACATACCTCCCTTTCACCACGCTGTCCTTTAGCTCTACTGTTCGTCATCTTCCATCTCCTTTTTAGGTATAATCATAACCTCACTTTCATCCATGCCTAGCTCCTCATATATATACTTAGTAGCCTCCTCTCTTGAAAAAAATATTTTTACATATCTGGTATTATTTCTGTCATCCTCTTCGTACATATACTGAATACCCATTGGGCAATCTTCATCTTCATCACGGCATTGGTCGCAGTCTCTACCTAGCACGTACTCTATGGTCATAGTATTCCCTCCAATGTTATACGTTGTCTTGCTCCATCAAAGTTAGACTTGAACTTACAGGATTCACCATTACGATTCTTCTCTAATGCTACTATGCTTTCACCATCTTTTGTCGTATACATGTTAATAAAACAATCACATACACGACTCAACTCTAGAGTACCTGCTACCCTACCCAACCCACCTGCTGAACCTAACCCATTATTATATCCTTCTCTATTCTGCTGGGCTACGACTACAAGGTGAACCCCTAGTCTGGTTGTTACATTCTTTAATTCCTTAACGTATTTCTGTAGCTTAATCCAATGCTCCATGTTGTACTCATCACGCTCACTAGCAATCTCACCTAGATGATCTATGACTACAACCTTGACGTTGTTACAGGTGACATGCTCCTGTATCAAAGCCATAGTAGTCCCTAATGTTTTAGGTTCGTTACCCGTAATGATTAAGTTTTTACGTTCTAGTAATCCTAGCCTAGCGTTATTGTAGGCTTCTGCGTTTTCTCTACTGCGAAATTTACGGTTATATATTTCGTCATATGTTACCCCAGAGGCCATCGCTAGGATACGCCTAGCCAATTGCTTACGGTTCATTTCATAGTTAATATATAAGACACGACCATCGTAATCACTACTAGCTATATGGACTACCCAGTTAAGAGCAAGCATAGATTTACCATGACCTGTCGGTGCAGAGATAACATTAATATCCTGTAACCCGTGCATCTTAAGGTCTAGCAATGGCATACCTGTAGCAGGGCCATCGTAGTCATTTGTTTGACGCTCTCCAGAATCCATTTCATCTTGTATCTCTGTTACCCATTCATCAGGTTCGGATACACAGGACTCATTGAATAAAAAATCACGTGATCTTAATATGTCTGTAGATTCTTGTTGTAGTATACCAATCACATCAGAAGAATCTGAGTTAGTATTGAGTGAGTTCTGTGCCTTAGTACACAGGCTAGAGATTAGCCTCTTAGAAGAGAACTCTTTAAGTAGTTTACATGCAGTATCGTTAGCTATGGGTTGTTCGTAAGCATAGTCTTGTATCTCTTCTAGTACCTCTTGGTATCGTGGTTGGTTAGAGAAGTTAGATTTAATACTTATATAATCTATGTTGCCACTAAGTTTAAATGAGTCACGCATCTCTGAGTATAGTTCTTGATGTATACCGTAGTAGAAGTCATCTATAACTAACCTGTCCATGAAGAACATAGCCTCTGATTTCTCACGCATCATAGCAGACAAGATCACTCTCTCAACATCTCTATCTGCAAACGTAGCGGAGAATATATTATCGGGTACTTCTGGCATAGAGTCTCCTATTTGCGGAGAGGGGCGTAGCCCCAATCCACATAATAATTAATAATAATAATAATAATATTATATATATATTATAATAATAATAATAATAATACCTATAGCTCTTAGGTATAT